CAATGAAGCCTTGCATATCCTGACTTCTTAACTAAACCGTACAGCCTTTGCTCTGCTGTAGGTAACGAAGTCATTGGTAGGGGTGGCGTACATCACGTTACCCTCCTTCTTACGCTGCTCTATGACCTGCTGAATGCCTCTCTTGCTGCCTTCAGTAACACGAGCAATCTTGATGATACTGCTTGACTCTCCAGTATTCCAATCAAAGGCATTGTTGTTGCTTTTGATGATGTTTGTTCCAGGCCAATACTTCATTTGAAAAAGAATCCTAAGTAAGAGATAGACACGACTGTAAACATGAAGCCTACACAGGCTAACCAAGTCCATACATATTCAAATACTTTCATATCATTCCTTTACAAAAACGCCTGATGGCATTAAAGTTCCCTTGCGATCTTTGATTTGCAGATATGCCATTTCGAGACAATCCGTAAAGTTAATATCGAGCAAAGCGCACATATTAATCAAGCAGACTGTCACATCACCCACCGCATCTTGTATGTCGTGGGTGTTTTTTTTGCTCAAAGCATCAGCAAGCTCACCCATTTCAGATACCGCCTTGGTAAATTGAGCAAGGGGGGTGCTATTAGGAATAATTCGTCTAGCTTCAGCCCAACGAAGAACCTCAATCTCTAGTGCTTGAAAGGTTGCCATATTTTGTCTCCAATTCGATAAGAAGGTCTATGTAGTGTTTAGCCTTCAGTAAGTCGTTGATTCCGTTTTTCTTACGCCATCTGCTGACGTATTTAACGACATTTCCTTCTAGATAACCCATTGCATTGGCATGGATGTATTCAGCAGGTTGTATGGGCAAATCTTTATAGTGATTGCCATCCACTTGTGTATCTAATGCATTCATTTGAAGGTGGGGCTTACTTGCTTCACTGGTGCGCTCTATCAGGAATCCCCAATAGCCAGAATCCGCTTTCAGCCCCGTTAATCAAAAGTCCAATGGATCGTCAAACTGTGGTTTAGCCTTGCGAGTAGGCTGGCTTATCTGACGAGTCTGTTCTTGTTTAGGACGGATAGACAGGCTGATAAATCCTGATCCAGCTTTGCTTACTTTCTTCCAGCCACTGATCCAGAATTCAACGCCATTGACGTTCAATGTACCTGTCATGTCAGGATGTTTTTCTTCTTCTTTCTTTTCGTTCTTGAAAAGTGAACCACGGTTTGTATTGTCGTATTCCATTATTTAGCCTTTAAGTTTGATCGAATGTTTGAGGGAAGCAATTCAAAAAGATAGATTTCTTGTTCTGCTTCAAGTTGTTGAGCTTTATACAATTCCTTTGCTGTTAATGCCCTTCCATCGCTATATAAATCTTTGATGCTTTCTGCCAGGTTTTGAATTGATTCCTTTTCATCATTGGACAGATAGTTTTGACTAGCACCTCTTGGTGTCACTACAGGACCTGGACCTTTACGAGACACATCACTTTGTTCCGGTAAGTCTTCACCACTAAAAATGTATAGGCCAAGACCATGCAATGCCAAAGCTTTGGTCATACAACGCATGATGGCTGTATTGACTGCAAAAGCATCAGGTTCTTGGATAGCTTTGTTCTTGTAGTCCATCACAGGCAGATGGCAGGTCATAGGTTTGCCAAACATGGTGACAGTCACACAGACCATTGCAGAGCCGTTAATGCTCATGTAAGGCACTGTACGCTTTGATCCATGTTGACCATGCTCTTCAAAGGTTTCCACCTTGAATGTAGCTGCTGAATCAGCTTTAAGTGCTTCTGCCCAAGCCCATGCCCATGACAGATAAGACAGATTGTTTTTCTTTTCAACGTGTTCATTGACGTTGAGTTGCAATAACTTTTCAATACTCATGCTAGTTCCAATATTTTTTCTAATGTAGAAATCAATTCAAGTGTTTGCTCTTTGGTGAGTGGAGTGGCAATGTGGTAGTTGTCACCTGACAAGTTGATCCAAGTGCCATCTTCAAACTCATCTACATACAGACTTAAATCTTTATTCAAATCAATACGTTTCATTTCTTGCTCCAATCTTCATACTCATCAAGTTCATCTTGAATGATGGCATCTTGGTCTTCTTCATACAGATCACCAAAGTGGACAAAGTGAGCCTCACCACAGCACACATATTTACCGCCTTTGCGATCACCACAGTAGCAGCAGTACTGTGTAGTGCTACGCATGAGTTCATCACGAATCTCTTGACGGAAGTTTTTAAGCTTCATTTTGTTTCTCCTTCAGTTCGCTAGGAGGAACCCAACCGAAACGCTTCCAGGTGGCTTGTACATCTGCACCACGAGTCCATACAAAACGTGGATCGTCAGCAGGGATAGAAGGTAGAGTTACCTTGTAATTTTGTTTGACATGCTCTTCATTAACTTGCATTTTGCAGTCCTTTGTTACACCTCAAGTCGAGGTGGGATGGACTTTATACCCGTTTTTTTGTGCTGAACATTAGTGAAAACCCTAATAGACACATCTTTTTTTTCTACTAAGCTCACCCTATGAGCCCACAACACCTTGAATTCGACACTGCTTACGAGCTGATCTCTTTGGCTACTGAAAAGCTGGAACCTACAACACATCCTGAAGACCTAGATGCTGCTGTAGTTGCTGTGCTTGTCACTGCTGTAGAGACTGCTACAGGCAGACTACTTAAACCCATTGACCAACTTTTTTTGGAGGCTAAAGATGAACTTAGGTGACCTATACAGACTCGCAACGATGTCAGGCATGACAATCAAAGACGATGGTGGCATTGAAGGTGATATTGCCAACGCTACTTTGTTTACTCAGAACCTTGAGGATTTCCATCGCCAGCAACGAGAAATGAACCGTTCGCTGTCTAGCAAACTATTTGATGAGGATGACATGCTATGAACCAGCCAGCATTTCCAGTAAACCCAGACGTTCTCATAAATGACGATACGTTATGGCAAGGTATGACTCTGCGCGATTACTTTGCAGCCAAAGCTATGCAAGCCTTGATTCAAGTTTATGAAAAAGACTCAAGAGATGGCTTTGTTTATGACTGCGTTGATTCTGCTTACTTTTTTGCGGATGTAATGTTGGAGGAAAGAAAAACATGAGTATCACCGCAATGAAAGTTGAAGGGCCGCTTCATGTGATTTGCCAATGCGACAAGTGCAAACTAGAGAAACAGGAGCCTGTTCTTTGGCAATGGAAAGACTCTGAAATGGTTACGCCTTTTGACAAAACCAATGTTGAAGGGTGGACACCCCTCTACACCATCCCACAACCACAGTTTGGCGATACATCTGCCGCTTACATGGTTGGTGTGCAAGACGGAAAAAAGCAGCGTGAATGGGTCGGGTTGACGGATGAGGAGATTCGACAGATTGCACTTGACACGCCAATCGGAGGGACGAACTTTGCCCGAGCCATAGAAGCCAAACTTGAGGAGAAGAACACATGAGCAAAGGATCAGCACCTCGTCCTATCCCAGACCGTCAGAAGTTTGACGAGAATTGGGACAAGATTTTCGGTAAAAAGAAGGAACAACCGGAAAAGAAGTGATACACTTTTGGCAGATGGTTTAGATATTGGGCGGTCGAGGTCCAGATATGTCTAAGCCATCTCCTGGCTTGCCTCTGAGGTTTGGTGCTCGACCCACCAACTTCAGGGGCATTTTTTTTGGAGATTTTGATGACAATTATTCGTACACCAAGAAAAGAACGTAACTTTACGATTCTGTCGAATGAGGTTTGCAGGGATACAAGACTATCAATGAAAGCTTTGGGTTTGCTGGTCAGGCTTCTATCTAGGCCAGACAATTGGAATACCAACAGCGAAAGCTTGGCAAGAGAGTTTTCAGTTGGCAGGGATCAAATTCGTACTGTAATGAACGAATTAAGTGACTTTGGCTACCTTCAACTTGTCAAAAAGCAGGATGCTTCTGGTCATTGGAATAGCACTTGGTACGTCTATGAAGAACCCCACGACTTCAGCATTACTATCGAACCGAAGCCTGAAAAACCAGTCGTCGGTAAACCGAGCCTCGGTGAATCAGGCGCTAATACAAGGACTGATTTAACAAGAACCGATAACAAACCGTCATTTCTTAATGTTCAGCAAGAAAACACATTGTTTGAAATCTTTTGGAAAGCCTACCCGAGAAAGACAAACAAAGCATTCGCTAAGAAGTGCTTTGACAAAGCAAAGGTTACTCAAGAGCTGCTGGATAAGATGCTGGTAGCCATTGCCAAACAGAAGAAGACTTCCCAATGGCAAATGCTGGAATACATCCCTCATCCATCATCCTGGCTAAACGGTGAGAGATGGGAAGACGAGGTAGTTTTGCCTACCTCTACCACTGCTGACTACAACAAACTGAGGCTGCTATGAGAGGCCATGAGGAGATTGTCCGAATGAGACTCGAAGGAATAGCACCTGAAGCCATCTTTATCAACGATTTCCCTTGCCAAACAGATTGGTGGGAAAACGATGACCACTGTACGGTTTGTACTTTTGGAGAACCGATTAAAACGCTCGATATGCGTTTTTGTGTCGGTATGGTAGTCAGCATATGTTCTGACTCAGAAAAACGCTCTAAAGAGCTTTTTGAGGCTTGCAAAGGTGCTGGAGCTAGGGTTATTGCTAGTAGCCATCACCAAGTTGGCAAGTTAGCATGGCAACAAGATGGATGGACTACTGTATGGCAAAGATAATTGATGACACTATAGATTTTTCTGTTTACTTGAAAGAAACAGACAACCAAACCAAGGTTAAGAAGGCTAAAGACTACGTTGAACCACTCAAACAACGTCTGAAGGTCAAAGAAAAGATCAAGGTTTCCTACCTACCTTGGCCTTATACCAAGGACAACTTTGAGTTCCGTAAGGGTGAAGTTACCCTATGGTCAGGACAAAATGGTCATGGCAAATCCCTGATGACAAGCCAAATTGCCCTGTCAGTCATGGGTCAAGACGAGAAGGTTTGCATTGCAAGCTTTGAGATGAAGCCTATTACCACCATGCAACGTATGGCAAGGATGTGGGTAGGACTCAACCCATTTAGCCCTGAGTTCCAAGGCGAGGATGGCATTACAGCTATTGACCAACTGTACGACCAGTTCGGTGAATGGACCGACAACCGTATGTGGCTGTATGACCAAGTAGGCACTGCTGATGCTGAT